TGCGGATGCCCTGCCCGGAACCGTTTCACTGCGTCATCCATCACCTTCCGGTCTGCCTGGTACTTGCCCAGGTCGCCCAGCCCCATCATCATCTCCAGGTAGTCGTTCGGCAGTTCGTCCACCTCCCACGGCCAGATGTTCGTCCCCATCGTCAGGTTGATCTGCCTGGCCTGCAGCACCTCCACCATCAGCCTATCCTTCGTCTTGTGGCCGTCGCCTGCCAGATCACGCAGCGCGGCCTCTACCCTTTTTTTATGCCGCGCCTGTGCTCATTCACCATCAAAATCGTCCGCTCCGCCATCCACATAAACAGCCGCGGATCCGTACCCACCGTTGCCCCCACCAGCTCCAACACCTCCTCCACCGTCCACCCCCACAGCTCCGCCAGCGCCTCAATCCGCTGTTGGCCAACAATCTCTTCTTTCTCTTCTTCCTCTTCCTCCCTTCCCTTTAGGGAAGGGGCAGGGGTTAGGTCAGGGGCAGGGGTTAGGTCAGGGGCAGGGGTTAGGTCTCTGCTCGCTGAGCTTGTCGAAGCGCCCAACCCCATCAACCGCCACATCACCCCCACCGGCGGGTTCACCCACACATCCACGCACACCCCCTCCAGCTCCGGCGCATACCCCGCCAGGTCCAGTTTCCTTATAATCTTCGGCACCTTAAACTTCATTCTGCGTCTCCTTTTTCTTTCGTCCTGGCAGCATACTGTCCGCGGTCCCCCTCGGGTCCTTCACCACTTCCACAATCCGGTCCACCCGCGCGTCATGCAAATACAGCTCCGACCGCAGCCCATTCACCTCGTCCTTCAAGCTCGCCACCGTCTTCACCAGGTCTTCCAGCACCTTGTTCACATTCTGCGCCTGTTCAATATTGCCCGCCGTCAGGTTTGTGAAAAATTCACGCCACAGCCGGTCACGTACGTCGTAACTTTGCTTCGCGGTCGTGTTGCTCTTCTCAATGAACTTAAGAAAGATAACCACAATCGCGATCACCGCACCTATTGGCCCAAAATCCACCAGCCCGGCGATCTGTTCTGCACCCATGATCAGCCTCCTCGTTGTCTAAATCGCGTTGCTGTCGCACACCACCGTCACGCCGATCAAATGCGGCGTGGCCAGGTTGTCGCTGATCGCATGGAAGACCGCCGTATGCAGGCTGTTTCCTTCGCTCTCCTGGGCCATCGGCACGATCTCCTCGTACCGCCCAAACAGGTCGATCGTCAGGCTGTTCGCCGTTCCCGTCCCGATCACCGGCCCCTCCACCTTAATGCGGATCGCCCGGGACGTCTGCGCCCTGAAAGCGTCCCACTCCGTATCCGCAGCCGTATTGCCCTCATACACCATCGTCAAAAGCGCATCGATCACGCCCTCGCCGTGGCTGCTGAAGTACAACTGCCCGTCTGCCATAAACTTAAAGTGGTATCCCGTCAGGATCTCCAGGTTCCATTCCCGCAGCAGCCCCGTCTTCTGTGTCGTGCCCAGTGCCGCCCAGTTCGCATCGATCCACATCTTCACCAGGTTCGCCGTCATCGGCGTCAGTGTCCCCGGGGTCAATGCCGCCGTAAAAGCGCTGTCGCTCACCTGCCGCCCAAAGCATTCCACCTCGCACGTCACGCCCTCGTTCTGCCCGATCTTCCCCCCCAGCCGGATCCGCTTCGCCATAACGTATTCCACTTCGTATTGTTCAACGTCATCCCCCGTCTCCAGCGTGATCGCATCCGGTGTATTGCTCGCCGTCAGGCTCGGTGTAAACGCCCAACCGTAATCCCCCTGTGCCGGTGTCACCTCTGCCGCCGTCACCCCGCCCTTTAACCCGATGCTGAACACCAGCGGCAGCTTTTCAAACACCATCCCGCCCTCTGGTGATTCCAGCATCAACCCGTCCACCAAATACTGGTTCACCTGGCTGATGATCGCCGCCCCCCGCGTCCCCGTCACATACTTCGGGAATACCGGCTTCCGGTCCGCCGGCAGCCTCACCACCCCCGGCCACATCGCTGTGGCGGGTACTGCCGTCCCCTTCGTCACTTCCAGCCCATACTGGTTCTTTCGAAACACAACCTCGCCCATTTTAGCCTCCTCGCTAACTTACCGTAATCGTCTCAACTTCCTTCACAACCAGGTGGAACACCAGCCCGGTCATTTCCTTATCCCCGTAGCGCAAACCGCCCGGCCCTTCATAAAACGGACCATCATCTGGCGGCAAACAATACGCCACGCTCCCGCTCAACGTCACATTCGCTGCGATCGCAGCCCGCACCGTACCGATAAATGGCACCGCCTTGCCCATCGCCTCCGGCAGCACCCCCCCCGCAAAATACATCGTGATCGTCACCCGGTGGATCGCCAGCCCCGGCCCTGCTGCGCTGTAGCTCTGCGTACCCCGCACCGGCATCACAATTGCAGTCGGAAACGCCAAAATCGTCCCCGGCACATCGTCATACGTGTGCACCTGCTCAATCCCGGTCACACCCTCCAGCACCGTCACCAGCTTCTTGATCCAGTTTTCAATCGTCATAATGCCTCATCCGATCTTCTCTCTTTTCTAAAATTTCTCTGCGTTCTTTGCGTCCTCTGCGTTGAAAATTCTTTTCTTCTCTTCTCCGTGTTCTCTGTGTCTCCGTGGTGAAAATTCTTACTCTTACCCCGTTCTTATCCTCTCCGCGATCCTCTTCCCCGCCTCCGCGAAGAGCTCATTCACCCGGTCCTTCACCGCCTCCCACGCAGGCCGCATATACGGCTTCTCCTTCGTACCCGACCTCCCGATCTTATGCTGAATGGCCCGCGCCACACCCATTACCTTGTCATCGCTCACCTGTAATTTCCGCTCCACCCACAGCACCAGCGGTGCCAGTGGCGGGTAATGCGGCACCGATCCATACTCCACCGGCGCCCCATATTCCACGCTCGGCCCCACCGCCCCCACAATATTCGCCCCCACCGCATTGCGGATCTCAAAGTTGATCGACCGTCTCAGGTCCCCGCTCACGCCCACCGGCGCCCGTTCCGTGGCCGCTGCCTGCGTCACCACCAGCGCCTGGTTCATGCTCCGCACCATTTCTTCACCCGCAATCTGCGGGTAACGCTGCATCAGCGCCTGCAATTCTTTTAACCCATGGATCTCCAGCTTCACTTCGATCATCCCATCACCCTCAGCTTCTCAATTCTGGCCATCGCCTCCGGGTGCATCTTCTTCACCCACATAATCTGCCCCAGCTCCGCGTTCGCCCGGCCATCGCCAAACGCCATCGCGCCCTGCTCAAACATCTTCACCGCCTGGATGATCGTCGCCTCCCGCGCCATCGCATCCACCCGCCAGATCTTCACCGCCGTTGAAATCAAGTGGTTCACCGCGCTCGTGCCGTTCCACCCCCCGATCACGCTCACCGTGTCCGGTGTCGGCGTCACGCTGGTGCCGATCGCCACCAGCATCTCATCCTCGATCCGCAGCACGCGCCCCGCCTGAAACACATCATCCAGCCCGTACACATCGTTCAGGCCCGCATCGCTCACCGCGATCGTTGCCCCGCCCGCCGTATAAGCTGCCGCCAGCGTCCCCGCGCTTTCCCAGCACAGGCTTCGGTCTCCCGTGTACCCCCACCACCCGCTGATCTTCACCCCGCGCATCATCGCTGGCCAGATCACCAGGCTCCCCCAGGGCAGCAGCGCCAGCTCCCGGTAACTCTGCAGGTCGTTCTCATCCCCCCATACCCGCCCCACATAATCGCTGCTGGCCAACGCCGTAAAGTTCTGCCCGTCCGTGCTGTACTCGATCGCGTCAATCTCAACCAGGTCAGGCACGATCAACACATCCTCGCCCATCCCGTTGAAATATCGCACCTGGTAATGCGGCACAAAATGCCGACCGCACTCCCGCTCGATCAGCGCGCTCGCATCCGTCAACAGCCGCCGCAAAACGCTGTCATAGCGCGTCGTCGCGCTCTGAAACGTATCCGGCACCAGGCCCTTCAATTCCTCAATCGTTGCCAGCCAGCGCATCTTATACCTCGTATTCCGCGCAAACGCTCGGCGTCGTTCCCGCCACGGTTACATACAGACCGACCGAAAACAACACCCCGTCCGCATCCCCGCTCACCCAGTTTGCCACAACGCCTGCCGCTGCCGCCAGCTTGATCACATCCGTCCCCCCACCGGCTGCCGTATCCTGCACCAGCACCGTCGCCGCGTCCGACCCGCCCGTCAGCGTCAAACTCTTCAAAAACAGCGGACCATCCGCAATCTTTGCCGTCGCCGCCACTGCCTTCAATCTTGTCGCCACATCATCCTCCTCGCCGCTTCTTCGGCTCTCTCACCATCCGATCCCGCTGGGTTGTTTTCTTTTCCGTCTCTTCTTCCTCGCCCACTAAATTCTTACTCTGTGCACTCTGTGCCTCTGTGGTGATTTCTTCTTCCACCAAAACCCCCGGGCTGTCCCGGTTGATCTCGGCAGCCTTGCCCACCTCCAGCTCAACCACCTGGTCAACCAGGTAAACACCCATACTGCTCGCGTAATTCCACTTCACCAGGTACTTAATCTTCATCATGCCTCCGTCGTCTTTCTTCTCTTCTCTCAATTAATTTTTCTTTTCTTCTCTGTGTTCTCTGTGCCTCGATGCTTCATCGCCCTGTAGAGGGCCGTGGTGATTATTCTTCGTACAAGGGGCAGGGCTCGCGTCCTGCCCCACTGCTTCAGTGCCCTGTAGAGGGCTTATTACTAAATCCCTTCCAGGTTCATCAACACCCACAGCACCACCGCCAGGTCCGATGTAGTTCCGTTCCAGGTACCGTCCGAAGTGATCTCCGCCCCCAGGATGTTCCCCGCCACAAACGGCATCGTCCCGCGCGGAAAAACCTTCGTCCCGGTCGCAGCCGTGGTCACGGTCTGCGTAGTGCTCGCGTTCTCCGTGCCTCCCAGCGTGGCCCCGATCGTCAGGCTTCCTGCACTGCCCGCAGCGCTCAGGTCATAGCTCATGCCTACCACCTCACCCGCAAACGGCATCGCATTCCCAGCCACAGCCACAGCGCTGTCCTGCAGGGTTAACTGCACATTCGTCTGGCTCGCTGCCAACTGGCTTTGCACAAACACCAGCGGCACCAACTGCCCTTTCGAAATCTTACGCTCGATCTGCATTCTTCACCTCCGTCATTCCCCACCCCTTCCCGCCCACCTCTTTCCCCTTCCCTTTAGGGAAGGGGTTAGGGGTTAGGTCGTTTAGGTTACAGGCTGATGTCGTAAATCACATCCGCACACTCAATCCCGGCATCCGCACCGGTCGGGCTGTAACGCCCAAAGCCCAGGCGCAGGCTGTAGATCATGCGCGTCTGGTCAGATCCAGGGATCCGTTCGCTTTCCAGGCGCACGCGGCGCCGCCATCCAACCTTGAAGCCGCGGCGATTGAAGGTCAATACCTGGCCCTTGGTATTGTTGCCCGCGGTCGTGCTCACCTTGCCGTCCGCCTCGGTCTTGCTCATCGCAATCGAGCTGATCACCGGGTGCCCGATGATCCGCCCCACCTCGCCGTTCAACAGGGCTTCCTGGCGGTAATTGCGCTGGTTGATCACCTCATCCAGCATCACGATCTTGTCGCCGGTCGCCGGGTCAACCACATACACCAGGTCATTCGGGTCGGTCGGGTGTCCCCAGTCCATCAGGTAGGTCGCGTCCAACATGCGCCCCTTCACGTCCATCAACGCTGCCAGGCTGATCGCCCCCGCCAGGTCCTTGCTGTTCCCGGTGTTATCCACCAGGCCCACATGCCGCATCGCCTCAAAGGCCAGGTAATGCTTGGTGTCCGCCGGATCCGCATCGTCCAGGTTGATGTTGCCAGTGCCAGCGTTCGTGTCATCCCCGTTGATCACCACGCTGTCGCTGTAATGCGCCAGCGAAAGTTCCGCCTGACGCCGCAGGTACGGGATGAACGGGATGATCGAATCTTCTTCCATCTCCCCGCTCCAGTTCTGGTGGATCACGAACTTCTTGGCCGTTACCGTCACGCGGTTCGAGCCCGTCTTGCTGGTCGTATAGGCCGAAGCCCCTGCCGAGGTGCTTTCCGCCACGAACAGCATTTCCGGCAAATCCGCTTCCACCGGGATGTATGCCGTAGGCGCCGTCATCTCGAACGTGTCCAGCAGGCCAAAGATCCGGCTCTCGCGCCGTGCAGCGTCCCACAGGTCGCCCACGTACTGCGCCCCGATCAACTGCAGGCCGTAACCGGTTTCCGCCGTGTCCATTGCGCGCATCGAGCGCTGGTAAGCCTCGGTCAGTTCCCATGCACCGCGGGCTGCCAGGCTGCGATCCTTGCCGTGGAAGGACGAAAGCGGTACGCGCGGGAAGAGATCATCCAGCGCCCGCTTGTCCATCCGCTGCACTTCTTCCATCGGCATATATACCGCGTCCGAAATGGCCTTGAACGTATTGCGCAGCTCTTCGCTCGCGCCTTCATGCACCCCGCCGTTTACCCGGCGCTGGCCGCGCAGGCTCTCCTGCAGGTCAAACAGGAACTCGATATCCGCCACGCTCAACCCCCAGCGCGCATACTTCGTGCCCTGCAGCTTCTGCTCGCTCCCGCCGCCAAAGCGCATCTTCCGCGCAAACGCCTGGTCATTCACCAGGTTGTTCAACGCATCCTGAATCCACCCACGCACCACGCCCTCATTCGGCGCCGTTCCCAGCGCCTCCATGCGTGCCCCGATATCCTTCATCAGGGTTTCCAACGTATTCAAATCCGTAGTCATTCCACACCTCCAAGTTTGTGTTTAATCGACTTTGCCAACTCAACAATTCGCTGCATCGGTTCCTCGTCGCTGCGTTCCTCAGTTTCCTCCTGGTTCGCAGCACTTTCCTTCTCAGCCCTCTGCAGCACGCTCTGGATCAACCGAACCGCCTCCTGCAAATCGCTCAGGTTCCTCGTACTCAGCACCGCACCTGCACGCTTCATACTCCCCTCTTCTCCTCTTTCCCTTCCCTCGCCGCTTCGGCGCCCTGTAGAGGGCAGGGAAGGGGCAGGGGTTAGGTCAAACCACCCCGGCAGCAATTCGGTTTCTCCCTCCAACAGCAGCCCCCCCACCTGCTCCGCCGTCAGCGCGTCCAGGTCAGCGTCGCCCAAAAATTCAGGCGCCGTCTTCCCCAGCTTCCGGTAAGCCACGCACACGCGGTTATAAGCCTTCCGGCGCTGCCCCTCGGGCATCCGGGTGGCCGGGTGCATCAGCCGCATCATCTCGATCGCCGCACGCTCCCACGTCACCTCGCCCGTTTCAGCCTCGCCCTCCAGCGTCTCCGCCAGTTCCTGGCCCAACTCCTCCAGCGCCCGCGCCTGGCGCTCCTTCAGCGCCAGCGGGTCACCAGGCACCGGCACCGCCGAAATATCCAGCAGCTCCGTTTCCACCGACCGCGGCGCGCTCCCCGCGTTACCTGGCACGATCTTCAGCGGGTTAAACCCCACCGAAATCGCGTGCAAAAATCCGCGCCGGTACTTGCTTTCCACCTGCCGCGCGAATTCATCCTCCTGGTCGAATTCTACATCCGCCACCAGGCGTCCCTCCATCACCATCGGCGTCGCCCGGCCAATCGGCAGCCGCGTCCCACCGTAGTCATGCACCCACAAAAACACCGGGTTGCGTGCAAAATTATCCAGCCGCCAGCCCGCCTGTTCCACCACCAGCCCATCCCGCGCCACCGTCTCCGTGCTCGCCGTAAAGCGTATCGGCGTCCCCGCTTCCTCACCTGGCTGCCCATCTGCGTATGCCCTCAAATAGTATTGCTTATCCATTCTCGCCTCTCCTTTACTCATCGATCACCCCGGTCATCGTGCACCTGCAGTTAATATCTTCTTCCGGCGTCCCCATTTCTCCCGGTCCCGGACCGCTCGCATCCCCCACCTCAAAATCCTCATCAATCCCCACCACCTGGCCGTGCGCATCCGCGTGGCTGTCCCGTACCCGGTCGTCCAGTTCCGCCAGCCACCGCTTCCCCGTCACCACCCCGCTCTGTTTCCACGCCATCCGCTTCCCCCCATTCATCGCCCCGCCCACTTCCGTGCGTGCAATGATCTCCGCGCTGCTGTTGATCCGATCTCCCATCACCGTATCCACCCGCGCCATCATATCCGTCAGTCCCTCGCCCGTCGCAATGCCCTCACCCAGGCTCTGCCGCAATTGCTCCCAGGTCGTCTCGTTCACCTCCACCGCAAAGCGCTGCGCCCGCCCCTCAATAAACTGCCTCACCAGCGGCTCATTCACCTGGAACTTCTCCGGGATCCCCAAATCATCCATCGCCTCGTCCCCGCTCTCCTCCACCATCTGCCGCATCGCCACCCGCATCGCCTCTCTAAACTTCTTCACCCACTCCGCCATCACAAACGGCTCATCCTCAATTCCTCTTTCCCTTCCCTCGCCGCTTCGGCGCCCTGTAGAGGGCAGGGAAGGGGCAGGGGTTAGGTATTCTTCTTTTCTCTCTTCTTCTCTAAAATTCTTCTCCGTGTCCCTCGCCGCTTCGGCGCCCTGTAGAGGGCTGGTGTCTCCGTGGTGAATTCCTCTTATTCCCCGCCCACTCTTCACCCGCGCCTTCACACTCTCCAACTGCCGCCTGAATAACTCCTCCACCATCATCCGCATCTGCGCCTCGCGCCCGCTCAACCGGCGCGCATGCAAATCCCACACCGCCCGGTGCATCACCCCCCCATACGCCCACTCATTCTCTTTACTCAAAACTCTTTGCGCCCTTTGCGTCTCTGCGGTGATCTCTTCTTCTTCCTCTTCCTCAGTCGCTGATCCGGTCACTGAGCTTGTCGAAGTGGTCGAAGCATCTTCCTCTTCCCCTAAATTCTTACTCTGTGTACTCTGTGCCTCTGTGGTGATATTCTCTTCCCCATTCAAGGTTAGGTCAGGGCTCGGGTTCCGCTTCGGCTCATCCCCCCACGCCACCGCCTCCATCCCGCGTTCCTCCCGCCACTCATTGATCGTGATCGCCCCGCAATCAATCTGCCCGCGCTCCCGTTCCCACTTCGCATCCTCGCTCTCATGCAGCGCGTCAATCTCGTCATAATTCACCCGCACCTCGTCCGCCTCACCCGCGAACATCGGCACCAAAAACTCCGTGATCGTATCCGCAATATCATCCGCCTCCGGCTTCAGCGTGTTCGTCCAGATCGCCCGCTCCGCCGCCTGCACGTTCTCATACGTCCGCTGCCCGCCCACCATATCCAGCGGCACCCCGTACACCCGCGCCGCCTCTTCCAGGCTGTAGTTCAACGTCCCCAAAAACTCTGCATCCTTCGGCGTCACCGCGTTCGGCTCCATCTGGAACTCATAGCGCATCACCGTCCAGCGGTGGCTCCGATCCACTCCGCTCGACCGCGCCTCAATCTTATTCTCCAGCTCCGACGCCTGCTCCCGCGTCAATGTCGCCCCCTTCGGTGGCAGCACCATACCGCCCCCCATCATCCCATGCCGAAACAGGTTCCGGTTCGCCCCCATCGCGTCATACCCCAGGTCGCTCGCCATGCGCAGCGGCGCCACTGGCGAAAGTCCGCTGAATTCGTCCAGCACATTCGCCAGCGAGAAACGGATCACCTCCCCCGGTGTAAATTCCAGCGGCTTGCTTCCCATCAACGGGAAGTACAAATACCCGTCAATATAATCCACCTCGTCCGTGATCAACCGCACCCGATCGGGCCGCCCCCACCACATCTCCCGCGGCGTCTGCTTGCCGCTCATGCCCCGCTCCAAAAACCAGTACGCCTCGCCCCATATGCACAGGCTCAGCTCCGTGTATTCCAGCAGCTTCCTGAACGTCCAGAACGGGTTCACCTTCCGCAGCAGCTCATACAATTGCCCGCGTTCCACCAGCACCTTCCCGCCCCGCCCATTCCGGTAAGCCTCAAACGGCAGCCCCTTCAGCATGTTCGCCCGCTTCGTGACGCACGTATAAACCGGGCTGCGCAGCAAATACTGCCCATAATCCTCCACCGGCAGCTCAGGCTGATGCCCCCACGCGCTCTCAAACGGCTCCACCACGCCCGGGCCCAAAACAAAATTACGCATCCATCCGCGCACGCTCTCCACAATTTTCATACTGCCAGCTCCCCGACCAGGATGGTTTTCGAAATCATCTGCAGTCCTCCACTCACCGTATCAATCTGGTCGTCATGCCGACCCTTCGGAAAGTCCAACGCCTCGCTGATAAACGCCGCGTTCCACGGCCCCCGCACCAGCGCCAGCTTCCCGATCTTTGCTCTCGCCTGCACCGGCCTGGCGCGCAGCTCCTTATCCCCATCCGGCGCCACCTCTCGAATATCCACGCTCGCCAGTTCCCGATCCGCAATCAACTCCTGGAAAGCCAGGCTCTGAAACGCCACGTTCTCAATTCCCCAGGCCGTGCCCAGTTCTTCCGGCATCAGCATCCATGCCTTCATCTGTGCCTTAAACTCATTCCATTCATGCACCCGCAGCATATCCCGCACATACAACGTCCCGTC